AGGCTATCATCAACACATACACAGGTGCTACTAAAGCCCTAGCACAAGGGGGTATCTTTGGTGCTGTTGCGGCAGCTGGTGTAGTAGCAAGTGGTATCGCTAGTGTGCGTAGTATCTACGCTACTGACATCCCTACAACCTCTACCTCTAGTGTAAGCGTAGGCGGTAGATCCGTAGGAGGGGGTAGCAGAGGCGCAGCTCCATCACCTCCAGCATCAAACATCCCTAGACCACAAGGGTTGAACGCTAGTATCGGGTTTGATACATCAGGTGCTAACTTAGGCAACCAGATTGCAGAGAGCCTACAAGGCACATCTATGAGAGCCTATGTAGTGAACCAAGACATACAGAGCGCACAGAAGCTCGACAGAAAAATAGAAGAAACAGCAACATTCGGATAGTATGAGATTTTTTGAATTGGTATTAGATGAGGAGAAGCTATTGCACGGCATTGATGCTATCAGCATCGTAGAGCATCCAGCGATAGAGGAGGACTTCATCACAATGAGCAAGGAGCATAAGTTTGAGTTCAAGGAGGTAGATCAGGAGAAGCGCATCTTGATGGGTGCAGCTATGATTCCAGATAAGCCTATCTATCGTGTCGATGGTGATGAGGAGTACTATGTGTTCTTCACTAAGGAAACGATACGCAGAGCATCGGAGTTGTACTTGATGAATGGTAAGCAAGGAAACGCTACCCTAGAGCATAACCACAAGATAGAAGGATTGTCTCTTGTAGAGAGCTGGATTATAGAGGACAGCGAGAAGGACAAGTCTAGAGCCTATGGCTTAGAGTACCCAGTAGGTACTTGGATGGTGAGCATGAAGGTTAATAACGATGATATATGGGAAGGTTATGTCAAAGAAGGTAAGGTCAAAGGGTTCAGCATCGAAGGATGGTTCTTACAGCGAGAGTCCGCTATTGAAGTCAATACCGAGCTATCAGCAATCGAAGCAGCAGAAGCAGAACACCTCCTATCACTTTATCTATTGGGATTAGCCAAAGGCGTTATCAAGAACGACAAGAGATACAAGAATGGAAAGAAACTGGAGATGGAGTCTTACCGAGACTACCCTGATTCAGTATCTAACAATGCGAAGAAAGGAATCGAACTCAATGAGCAGCAAGGCAACAAGTGCGCTACTCAAGTGGGTAAGATACGAGCGCAACAACTAGCACAGAAGCAACCAGTATCAGTTGATACTATCAAGCGTATGTACAGCTATCTAAGTAGAGCGCAAGAATACTACGATGAAGGAGACACCACATCTTGCGGCTATATCAGCTATATGCTATGGGGTGGACTGAGTGCTAAGAGATGGGCAGAGAGCAAGTTGAAGGAACTGGATCAGTTGTAGAAAGTAACCCAAAATATCAATAAATAGTTTTTTAATTAACAAAGTTCAAGAAGATGAATCTAAACGAAGTTTTCAAGAAGATTGAAATGGCTCTCGCTCCAAGTGAAGAAGCTGCTCCTGTTGAGGAGGTAAAGGTAGAGATGGCGATGATGCGCCTTGCTAATGGTGTAATGATTGAGGCTGAGTCTTTCGAGGCTGGTCAAAATGTATTCCTAGTAGGTGAGGATGAGGAGAAGGTCGCTGCTCCAGTAGGCGAACACGAACTAGAAGATGGTCGTGTATTGGTAATCGAAGAAGAAGGCGTTATCGCTGAGATTCGTGAGGCAGCAGCCGAAGAAGAAGTAGAGGTAGAGCAATCTGCTGAAGAATCTGTACAAGAGGAGATGGCAGAGGAAGAAGAAATGAGCTATGTTACCAAAGAGGAGTTCGAAAGCGCAGTAGCTGAGATCAAAGAGATGATCGCTGCTATGATGCCTCAAGAGGAAGAAATGAGTGTTGAAGAACCAAAGGTAGAGATGAGCATCGATGAAGCTCCAGCTGCTAAGAAGGTTGCAGCAGCACCTGTTGAGAAGAAAGCGGAGTTTAATCGCTTGGAGAAGAAAGCTCCACAAACGACACTAAGTCGTGTATTTAGTAAATTATCCTAATTTTAATAAAGAAGAAAAATGGCTACAACCACTTCAGTAACTACCACATATGCTGGTGAATTTGCAGGGAAATATGTTTCTGCTGCATTGTTGAGTGCCGACACTATTGAAGGTGGCGGTGTTACAATTAAACCTAATGTTAAATTCAAGGAAGTCCTAAAGACTATCAACCTTGATGCTATCACTAAGGATGCTACTTGTGATTTCTCTGACACTTCTACATTGACTCTCGCTGAGAGCGTATTGGAAGTTAAGCAACTACAAGTAAACCTTGAGTTGTGTAAGAGCGACTTTGAAGATGACTGGATGGCGATTGAAATGGGCTACTCTGCCTTCGATAGCTTACCAGCTTCATTTGCTGATTACTTGATCGGATATGTATCTTCTAAAGTAGCAGCTAAGAACGAAGAAAACATCTGGCAAGGTGATTCGGCAACTACTGGTGAGTTTGACGGCTTCACTACTTTGGCTGCTGCAAACGCTGATGTAATTGATGTAACAGGTACTACTATCACAGCTGCGAATGTTATCACAGAGTTGGGTAAAGTAGTAGATGCTATCCCAGCTGCATTGTACGGCAAGGAAGATTTGTACATCTATGTATCTCAGCACATCGCTCGTTCTTATGTTCGTGCTTTGGGAGGCTTCGGTGCTTCAGGCTTGGGTGCTAATGGTGTGAACAACGCTGGTACTACTTGGTACAACGGAGGCGATTTGGCTTTCGATGGTGTTAAGTTGTTCGTTGCTTCTGGTTTGCCTACAAACGATATGATCGCTGCACAGAAGTCTAACTTGTTCTTCGGTACTTCATTGTTGGCTGACTGGCAAGAAGTGAAATTGCTAGACATGGCTGACCTTGATGGTAGCAAGAATGTTCGTGTGATTATGCGTATGGCTGCTGGTTGTCAAATCGGTATCGGTGCAGATGTAGTTTACTACACCTAATCAGTAGTTAGATAATAACCATAGAAGGGTAGGTGGGTTCAATCTGCCTACCCTTTTTTAATACATAGAAACAAATGGCTTGTACATTAACAAAAGGAAGAAACGAACCTTGTAAGGATGTAGTAGGTGGTATCACCTCTGTGTACTTTGCAGACTTCGACAGCTTAGGTGCTATTACCTATGATGTATCAGATACGGATGTGATTGACTCATTCGGTGGAACTCCTACTTGGTTTGAGTTTAAGGTGAAAGGCAACTCTAGCTTTGAACAAGCGGTAAACTCATCTCGTGAGAACGGAACTACTTTCTACGAGCAAACATTGAACTTGACATTCAAGAAGCTCTCTAAGCAGACTCACAATGAGTTGAAGCTACTCGCTTATGCTAGACCTCATGTCATCATTGAAGATAACAACGGAAACAAGTTCTTGATGGGGTTGGAGTATGGTGCTGAGGTATCAGGTGGCTCTATCGCAACAGGTGCGGCAATGGGTGATCTATCAGGATACACTTTGACCTTCACAGCGCAAGAGAAGATTCCAGCGAACTTCGTAGATGCTACGATTACTGCTGATGCATCAGTTATTGATGACATCTAAGAGTCAGTAGACTAGAAACAAAAAACCCCTTCCATTTCTGGAGGGGGTTCTTTTTTGGTAGGAATCTCACCTACCTAAGAGAGCAATGAGTTGCAAATATACCACATATATCTTTTTGGGTTTTATAATTAGATGATTATTGTAGAAGAAAATACAACGGCTACGATCAAGATGTACCTCCGAGACTTCACTACGGAGTCATTTGAGATTGAGATAGTATCTGAGGATCAGCGTAAAGAGGTAGTAGATACTACTATTACTGGAACTTGGGATGACTTTAGAAAGGTGCTTACCTTTACCTATGATGTTTCTGCGCTCTCTAGCGAGAGCTTCTATATCGTTAAGATATGGGAGGCAGCAAAGGTCAAGTTGCTTTCTCAGGATCGTATGTATATTATTCCATCAGGATCTGATGTTGCTACATATCAACCTAAATTAGCGACAACAGAAAAGACAATGGATAACGAATTTAAGATTTATGGCGAATAACATCAACTTCGTACAGCTATCTAGCTATACCTCACCAGCTATCTCAGAGAACGCTCGTAGCGGATGGGTAGAATATGGAGAGGACAATAACTACTTCCAGTATTTGATTGACCGATACAACGGCTCACCTACAAACAACGCAGTAGTATCTGGTGTCATCGATATGATCTTCGGTAAGGGTATCGATGCTACGGACTCAGGAGACAACCCAGAAGGGTACTTGCAGTTGCGTAAGCTGATTAAGGATAGCGAACTGAAGAAGGTTATCAATGACTACTACTTGCTAGGGAACGGAGCGTTCCAAGTCATCTACAACAGAGACAAGAGCAAGATTGTTGAGGTGTACCATATCCCTGTTGAATGCTTACGAGCTGAGAAGTGCAATGAGGAAGGCGAAGTTGAAGCTTATTACTATGCTTACAAATGGAGCGAGGTACGCTCTAAGAAGGGTGTAGAACGCATCCCAGCCTTTGGGTATGGTGGTGGAGAGGACAAGGTAGAGATACTCTACTTCCGTCCTTATAGATCAGGAAGCTACTACTACTCACCAGTAGACTATCAGGTAGCGTTACCATACGCAGAACTAGAAGGAGAGGTAGCGAACTACCACATCAACAATATCAAGAATGGTCTAGCACCTTCGATGATTGTGAACTTCAACAATGGCGTACCTCCAGAGGAGGAGCGTGATATTATTGAATCACAGATTAAGCAGAAGTGGGGTGGCTCTAGCAATGCTGGTAAGTTCATCTTGGCGTTTAATGATGATGCTAACAGCGCTGCGAGTATCGAGCCTGTGCAGCTATCCGATGCTCACAACCAATATGAGTTCCTATCTAGAGAATGTCAGCAGAAGGTGTTGGTAGGTCATAGAATCACCAGCCCTATGTTGTTCGGTGTTAAAGACCAAACAGGTCTAGGCAATAACGCTGATGAGATTAAGACAGCATTTCAGTTGTTTGATAACTCGGTTATCCAACCAAAGCAAGAGCAAGTCATTGCAGCACTTGATCAGATACTAGCCTTCAACAATGTAGCGTTGAACCTATACTTCAAGACACTTACTCCTATCGAGTTTACTGACTTAGAGAACGCAACAACTACTGAGGTAGTAGAGGAGGAGACAGGTGTTAAGATGAGCAAGTGTTCTATGGATATGCCGAAGGAATACGACAGCATGGTTGATGAGCTTATCGCATTAGGAGAAGATGTAGATGAGGATCAATGGGAATTGGTAGATGAGCGAGATGTGGACTACGATGCTGAGGAGGCATTGGATAAGATGCTCACCTTTGCTTCTACTGGTACTGCAAGACCTAACGCCAACAGCGAACAAGATGGAGAGAATGCAGAGGGTACTCAGTTCCTAGTTCGTTACAGATACGATGGTAGCAAATCGCCACAGCGTGAGTTCTGCCGTAAGATGATGACAGCGAATAAGGTCTATCGCAAGGAGGACATCTTGATGATGGACAACCAAGCGGTGAATGCTGGGTTCGGTGTTAATGGTGCTGATACTTACTCTATCTGGTTGTATAAGGGTGGAGCGAGATGTAAGCACAAGTGGGTTCGTAGAACCTATATGAGCAAGGGTGGAGTAAGACCTGATGTTAAGAGTCCGAATGCTGAAACTATCAGCACGACCAAAGCAAGACAGAAGGGCTTTAGACCAGAGGCTAACGATCCGAAGGTAGGCATCACTCCTAGCAATATGAGAAACAAGGGTTTTGTGAACCCTCCATCTAGTAAGGACATTCAAGGAGGATTATAATGGCGCAAGTATTATTCGTATCGCCTAGCGATGTAGTAAAGAGAACAGGTATCAATGGGAATGTTGATAGAGACCAGATGATTCAGTTCATCAAGATTGCTCAAGACATCCACATACAAGGGATACTAGGTACTAAGTTGTTTAATAAGATAGCTAGTGATATCAATGGTGATACATTGACAGGCAACTATCTAACGCTTTTCACGAACTATATTCAGGATATGGTCATCCACTATGCCGCCATCGAGATACTGCCTTACATCCATTATAAGGTAGCAAACGGAGGCATCTATGTAAAGGGAGCAGAGAATGGTGAGAGTGCTACCAAACAGGATCTGGACTACCTCGTACAAAAGGAGCGAGACATCGCAGAGCATTACTCTCGTAGGTTCGTTGATCACATGGCGTTTTACAGCAGCTTGTACCCTGAGTACAATACGAGCAGCAATGATGATATGTACCCTAGTAAGAATCAAAACTTCAATGGTTGGGTTCTGTGATAATCAAATACTGATATATGGGTTTTATAATAAAGAAGATCTACAAACCAAAACAGGAGAACATCAAGAAGCTGAAGGTCTACTTAAAAAAACAAAGTAAGAAATGAGTAATTGGGGAAAGATATATTGTGAGACCTATTGGGGTAAGCGAAGCCTAACAACGCTCTCGATCCAGAACGAGGCAGCTATTGCTTGTTTTGCTCCAGCAGATGATTATGTAGACCAATTTACTACGAGGTTAGAGGCTGATGGTGGTTCTATTGAGGGATGTGCCGTTAAGGGTCTGCAAGGATTAGGGATGTTGAACTATTACAATGTGTTTGACTCTTACAAGGATAGAATGGTAGAAGATGGTGCAGTCGTAGAGGCGAACTGCTTGAATGATAAATTATTTGAATTAAACTAATATGGCAACGACTTACGACAATGCGAGTCTTGTAATGATACCGAGTGGTGTCAAGGAAAGCAAGTTATACTCTATCAAACCAACGGATGGTAGTGGAGATTTCACCTTTAGCAGAGGAACGGACACGGCAACCCGTGTGAATGCTTCGGGATTGATTGAGAAGGAGAGAGGGAATTTATTGCTTCAATCCAATACATTTAGTACGACTTGGACGAATGCAAGTACTACCGAAACTGGAGGTCAAACGGG